CTTTTACTATGACGGCCAGAATGATATTCTATACTTCACTGGTCAGACCGCTACAGGTCCAGCCGTTGTTGGTGCTAAAACTACTTATACATCTGGTACAAGTGTAAGGCACGATATACCTGTAAATGTTACTAGTGTTAGTCTCAAGATGGCTGGCGGTGGTGGTGGTGGTAGGGGTTATGATGAGGCTTATCGAATTCAAATCTACTCTGATCCAGATATTTACAATGTGTATTGTGGTGCTTCTGCCAATGGTGGTGATGGTGGTGATACCATTATTAAGCACTACAATTCTAGTGATGTTCTTCAAAATACTTATACTGCTGCAGGTGGTGATGGTGGTAATAGTGTAGATAATAACAACACTTCCAATGCCACCCCTGCAATGGCTAATGGTGATACTTACAATAACGGAGGACCTACAGACCCGTTCACTGGAACTGGTGGTGACGGCATGGATCTTTCTGGTTGGACTACAGGTTATGCTAGTAGTTGGCCTTCTAACAAGTATCCCCAAGCTGCAACTGGCGTTGGTGCAGGTGGTGGTGGTGGTGGTTGTGTTGAGATACAAAATGGTGGTAGCTTGAGATACAATTTCGCTGAAGGTGGTGATGACGGTGTGTATGTGGCTACAAGTAGTGTAACTACTACAACTGGAGACTACCTGACAGTAACTGTAGGCTCAGGTGGCGCAGGTACTGGTGTAGGATCTGGTGTCATTAGCTGGTCTGGCTCTAGTAACTCTAGTAGGTCCAGTTACGGTGCTGCTGATGCAGACGGCTCAGGTGGTGCTGCTGTGATAGAAATCTTAACTAAGTCTTAGGAGACAACATGTACACTTTAATTAATATACATACTGACATCGTACAAGATGTAGGTGTCTCTGAAGATGACTTCAATAATGGTAACTACATAGACGCTGAGTTCACTACTAAGGTAGTAAATCACAAGTCAGTAGAGTACTTATCTTGGGATGAAGTAAGAGAATGGAGAGCGGAAGAACTCAAAGATTCAGATTGGAGAGTTGCTATCGATTACCCTAATGAAGACCAAGAATCTTGGATATTTTATAGAAAGAGACTAAGGGACTTACCACAAGACTACCTTGAAGTAGCAGATGGTGTTGTACCTGACAAACCTTAAGGAGAGATTATGAGTGCATATGATGATATATTCGCTGATTTCTACAGTGATAATGCTGATCTTGGAGTCAGCCAATTCGATGCCGCAAATAGCTTAGCTAATTATGTTGGAGTTGATCCTATTGAAACAGAACCTACCTATGAAGGTCAACAGAACACTATGGGAATGTATGGCAAGATAGAGCCAACTGTTCCTTATGAGGTTGTTCCTGAAAAGAGGATGAATATTATCCAAGCGAATCCTTATACAGCTAAAACATCACCCCCGTTGTCTAGTAACAGTTTTTCTGATTTTCTTAATGATCCATTTAAAGAAGACGGCCTCTTAGATAGAGGGCTTGGGTTTGTACCTGGCCCTTTTGGGTGGGCGTGGTCTTTAATGCGTGGAGCAAACAAAGCTAACACTTGGTACAGTAAATAATTACAGGAGTAATATATGGGATGGTGGACAGATACAAGATTTGATGACGGAACACAGAGTATGGATCGATTTGATAGTAACAATTGGCCAGAAGGAGAGCAGTACTTATTGCCTCAACCTATGAATATCATAGAGGAGAATCCTTTTAATGGCTTTACTCCAGAGAATGACATTCAGATGGAAGGCATTAATCCAGCTTACGAGGGAGAAGGCGGTGCGATGAATATGTCAGTATTCCCTACTGGTGAAGTCTTAGGCGGTCTTGGTAAAGGAGCCTTTGCGTTAGCAGGTATGGCTAATCCATATAAAGGTTGGGGTAGGATTACTGGTAGAGGCATGGAAAGACACGCTCAAAATCTTGATAAGTTAAATAGACAAGGACCTCTTGCTAACGCAAAGAGGAAGGCTCAAACAGATTTTAATAATGCTGTTAAAAGGCAAGACAAAGTAGTTGACAAGGAAGCAGTAAAGGCAGGAAATGATGCAACAGACTTTAGAGATTATATGTTTGGTGTGAACTCTCCTTATAGAAGTAGAAGTCCTTGGATCAATCCTTCTTTCTGGAAAAAATAGGAGAAACATATGGCAGGTATTGCACAACCAGATATTAGTTTTATAGATCAGTACAACAGCACTACTGATGTTCCTTTTGAAGGAACGCCTACGAATTTAGACCAGGCTGCATATTGGAATGAATATGAGCGCAACCTTCCTAGGCAATCTGAGCCTACTTATCAGGGTCAACAGGATACGATGGGCATGTATGGCGGAGAGCCTTCTGTTCCATATACAACTGATGTAGTTCAGCCTATGGGATTTGATTACAATAAGTATTCTTCCATTACTCCTGGTCAAGAAGACAAGGTTGTAATAGATAGTAGTTTTGAAGATCAAGTTGCCTGGAGTGATTGGAATAAGGAAGAGGGTAGGGCTAAGTTCGATGCTCTACCATTTGCTGACAGGATAGCCCATGCCAACAAAAAGCTAAAGAAGTTCATTGGAAATATTCCTATTGTGCTTAACCCTGTCTTGGGGACGGCTCTGGGCACTGCATCAGGTTTAAGTATTCTTAACAAGGCTAGACTAGCTGGCGCTCCTAAAGCCATTGATACTGTTACTAAACAATTTAAAGGAATGTATCCTACTCGTGAAGCAATCAACGGTGTTCACGCGCCTCCTCTTGGCCCGCATACGAAAGGAACAAGTCTAGATAATGCTTGGGTTGAAATGGGAGATGCATCAAAAAAGACTTGGAGCGATCAAAAATACATACAGGACTTAATGTCTAAACAAGGACGGATAGCTAGTCAAAGAGGGATTTCATCTGAATTTGGCAACATATCTGTTCAAGCTCAGAATATGAAGAACTTAATGCAGAAAGCAGCTGGCAAGCCAGATTACATGGTTGATATATTTAAGTCTTTAGATCCAAAAGCTAAGGCACTAATACATTCAGGAGACTGGGTTGCCCTAAGCAGGAACTATCCAGAAGCTTTTTCAAGATTTAGATCTGCTATAGGAAAGTGGAAAGGTGGCCCTATGAATGTTGCTACTAAAAAGGTTCCAGCTAGAGAGGTCTTTATGGGAGAGGTTCCATTTGCAGATATGGATTTAACATCTCTTAGATTGACTGCTAATAATCTTGGTGTTGGTTATCATAAATCAATGGATGCAACTGCAGTAAGAGCGTTACTGAATAAAGCTGTTGCTAAGAAAAGAAATAAAGTAACTCCTGTAGGACAGACATTACAAATGTTTGAGGGGCCTTTATCAAAATAAAGGGGAATAGATGTACTCAATAGAACAAGTAACTGGTGAAGATATACTTATCAGATACAACAATATAAAGCACCAGCTTGATAGAGCGTTAGAACATTCAGATGGTGAATGGACTGCTGCTCAAATAGTTCATCAAGCAATTACAGACCCAACCATGTTTCACATATGGGAGGTCTTAAAAGATGGAGCCCCTATATCAATTGCTTCTTCTAGGGTTATTGAGTACAACAACTTTACATCACTGCATATAATAACAATAGGCGGATCTGATATATACGAACAGATGCCTATGCTTATTACAGAGTTTGAGCAGATGATTAAGAAGTATGAACAAATAGACTTTTTAGAATACACAGGACGTAGAGGATTCATCAAACAACTTAATACTGTTGGATGGAAAGAGATGTACGTCACAATGAGAAAGAACTTAAAGGAGAATTTAGATGTCTAAAATTAAGATTTATAACGGTATGACTTTTAACATGTCAACCAGTGAAGTGATTAGTCACGGTGAAGTTAGATATGTAGATTCATCTGACGTAGAATATACAAAAGGTGGAGACAAAACGTCAACCTCTACAAGTGGTTTCGCTACAGAGTTTAAGCCAGAGATTAAAGCGTTATTAGGAGATGCTAATGCTTTATATGGCGGTGGTCAATTAGGTAAGGTTTCAGGGTTTAATGCAGATCAACTTGCAGCTCAGGCGCAAGGAAGAATTGGTGCTGCAAATCAAACATCATTAGAGCAGTCCTTAATGAATACTGCTAACCAAGGTGTAGACTTAAGTGGCATGAGGACTAAGGCTTCTCTAGAGGCGCAATCTGCATTGGGCTTAAGTGAAGGTGCTGCTGGTAGAACAGGTAACTTAGGAGGCTCTAGGCAGGCTATTAATCAATCTAATATTAGTAATAATTTGGCTGCTCAATTTGCTGGAATAGATCAGCAAGCACAAGCAACTAATTTTGCTAATCAACAATCTGCTATGCAAGCTCAAGGTACTGGCGCTCAGTCATTGGCTGGTATTGGTTCAGGCATTCAACAACAAGAACAGAACGTGGCAGACGCTCCATTTAAGGGTATCTCTCAATTGTCTAGCATCTATCACGGTGTTATGCCAAAAGAAACTAAGACTATTCAAAGTGGAGGCAAGTAATGCATACAGATAAATACGGAAATGTAATCAACTCAAATGGTGATGAATTCTTCTCTGGGTACGATCAATATAGACAAGGAAAGACTGTAGTGCCTTATGGCACTAAGCCTGGATGGGGACAAGTTGGTATGGGCTATAGACAAGCGTCTCCATTAGCATCTGCAGCAGCAAAATCGGATGCTAAAGCCAGAATGGATCATATGATGCGTGCTCGATGGGAACAACAACAAGCCCAACAAGCTCTTGAAGCGCAGGTACAAGAGCATGACGCTGGCTATAGTAATAAAAACCCTTGGATAAAACCAAACAATGAATGGAAATATGAAGATGAAGTTCCAGAAATTACTTATAGTGACCTTCCTGGTTATGGTGAAGAAGGAGAGACACCAGGCATGTATGGAGTTCCTGGTTATTCACCAGTCCCCGATTCTCAAGACTCTTGGTTTGGTGAAGGCGGTTGGTGGCCATCATTTCAATAGGAGAGATATATGAATTACTTTAATTCTCAGTATAACTGGGGCCCTTCCGTTAAAGATAAAGGCGATCCTTCATCTAATAACTTCTTAGAGAAGAATCTTAGAAAAGAATCTAAGAAAGGGTTTGATCCAACCCCTAGAGATCATACTAGAAATGAACCTATCTCTGCTACAGAAGGTGTAATGAGAGGCTTTGCAGCTAAAGCTGCAGGACCACTTGGCCCATTTGTAAGTCTAGCATTTGCAGCAAATGATGATGCTAACAGATGGATTGAGACTCCAAAACCACAGACGGTTAGTGCTGAAGCTTTACCTGTTGGTAATACAATGACAACTCAAATCCCAAGGTCTCAAACCCAAAGGTTTGCACAGGCTGGCCCTTTAGGTCCGCAACAATCACAAGAAGAACTAATGAGAATGCAGATGATGCAACGAAATCAAGGAGGATATGGCTATGGCTAGAGCACAAGGTAATATATGGGGTCCGAGAGGATCAGGCATTCAACACGCCCCAGTTTCAATGGGAATGATTAATACACCAGCGCCAGTTAGACCTAGTACTGATGACGATCTTGAAGCCTTGGCTTTACTTACATTGGCAGGTAAGGGAGTTGATAGGGTTAATATGGATTATCTTTCTGAATTCATTATTCCTGGTTATGGTAAAGAGGGTTGGCTTTTTGGAGCGGAGGGTAATTTATTTAACAAACCAAAGCCTCCTAAGAAGGAACCTAAAGTTGGCGATCAAAGTTCTCTTGCAACAGAGCCTGAGGTTATGGCTAGCCTTAGCGATATGGATAAACAAAGGGTGTATGGAATGTTTAATCCATCTGCTGAAACTCAAGGAACAAAAGTTTCTTCAGCTCAAGGAATGCAAGGAATACAAGGTGATGTTGATACTCCAGAAGAGGTTCAGATCATGACAACAATGTTAGACAACACTAAGGATCCTTTGAAAAGAGCTGCAATTAAAGCAGAGCTTCAACAGGCTAGTATTAGAATGAGAAGAGTATAGGAGAATATTATGCCACACTATCCAAGACACTTACAAGATCAGGATCCTAGAGACCCTAACAATAATCTTTCAAGTACACAGACCATTAAGAAATATGCTGATGGCTCTGTTATTAAAGAAGAGATTAGCAGTCCTAATAACAATCCTGAAGCAACAACAATTGCGATTGATAAAGAGCGTGAAAGAGTAAGAGCAGATGTTAAGAATCAGTTAAAGGTTAAAAAGAAAGAACAGCAAAGTGCTTTTGAGAACTCTAATCAAGACAGTCTTGGAGGTGCTAGTATTGCTGGTACAGATCAAGGTGCAGATGGTATCGAGTGGGATGATCCTAGACATCCAGATCATCAAGCTTACTTAGCTACACTCGATAATTATTCTCCAAATCAGACATTCGTTACAAACCCTAGCCCTGCTGGTACAGATCAAAACGTTGTAAGTACTTTCCCTGATGGAACTACTAGTTCAGATACTAAAGATGGTAGAACATTTGAAAAGTCTTTAACTTTATCGCAAGATGATCCGTACTTTAGTAGCTATGCAACTGATGCTGATTTCGATGAGGTTCTTAATGAAGATGGAAGCTCAACCTTTACTTACAACAAAGGCGCTAATGCAATAAGTCCTCAAGTTGAGTCAGAGTTCTTTGATACAGCTCAAACTCCTACACTTGGTGAAGCAGCTGTAGCTTCAGGTGAGGGAACCTTAAGAGGTGTCCCTGAAGCTCCTGGTGCTTTGATTGATGCAGCAGGAAACCTTCTTGGTGCAGATACAAATGTACAAGGATATATTAGAGATAAAGTAGACGCTCTTTTTGGTGAAGGAACTGATGATGCTTCTTTAAAGGGATATGAAGATAAAGGTAGAACCTTTGGTGCTAGTATAGTTCCTCTTGGTATTCCTAAGGGAGTCGGCCTGAAGAATAAAGTCTTTGGAGATGGTTTAAAAGGTGGTCAAGGTAAAAACCTAACCGTAACTCCAAGGTCTAATCCTATTGATGCTGGCCTTCCAAGTCCTGCTACTGCAAGAGCTAACGCTGCTGCAGCACAAATGGATACGCTTAATAAAGGATTCAAGAATGTAACACCGAAAGCTGGTGTTAAATTTGATCCTAAGGCTAACGCTAAGACTAAGACTAAGACCTTAACAAGAGGCGAGTCTATAAACAAAGTTATTAAGCAGAACATGAGCACCTCAGCTAGAGGAGTTGCATTAATCAATAACGGAACTGTTACTGAGAACGACTTAAACTTAGACTTCTCTGAAGATGGTTTACAAAACTCTATAAATAATGTCCTTCAAGATGAGCATGCTAAGTATTGGATGAATAAGGTCACTGAGAAGAAGAAAGACGCTGAAAAGTTCTTGGTTCAAAAAGAAGATTTAGAAAGAGAAGGAATGGTTCATAGTGACTTCATTAAAGACTTGACTAAGATTGCTTTAACTGCTTTGTTTACAGGCGGTAGTGCAGCTCTTCGTGCTTACGGTAAAGATGAAGAAAGGAAGAAGGCTCAAGCAGATAAGATGGCTCAGATAGAACAGAAAGAGTTGAATGATAAGAACGCTGCTCAAACTAAAGCATTTGCTAAGCTTAATAAAGCTAATCAAACTCGTTCAGATAAGTTTAGAACAGAAACACGAGGTCAAATTGCATCACTACTAAGTCAGGGTGGAGCGAAGGGTCCTCTTAAATATCTGAGTGCTTCTTCTGAGAATCTTCTTGGAGAGTTGCAAGGTAAGGTTGACTGGGGAAATCCTAAGATGAGAGGGGCAATACTAAAGGCTCATCAAGATGCTATCTTTGATGGCAACAAAGGCTTCTTTGCGGATGATAATGAAAGAGCTTCTAAGGCAAATATTGCTGGAAAGTTCTATCAGAATGTTGGTGTTATGGTTAATGGAGAAATCCTTTCTAGAGATAGTAATAGCATTAAAGGATCTGAGAAGGAAGACGTTGGTCTCTTTATGAGAAAGATGTTTAAGCAAGACAACCCTAATGAATGGTCAAACAATCTACATGAAGAATTCCTGAAAGAAAAGAAAGCAGGTAATCTTACTGACACTTGGAAGAACAACTTCCCTGGTTGGGTGAATATGATTATGATTAAATAAACACAGGAGTAATTATGGCTACTAATAATGCCGAAGAAGAAGTCACACTAAGTGGTCGTAAATACACCCTATCTGATGCAGATACCTGGATAGACAGAGAGACTGGTAAAGTTTATCGTGGCAAAGGCTACGATGCTGAAGAGGTCTATCACGCAGGTACTAAAGAAGATCCGATGAAGTCTCCTGAGACCATGCAGGGATATATGCAGACTCAAATTGTTGCAGATATGATGCGTGAGAAAGGCTTTGATGAGCTTAAAGAAGATGGAACTGGCTACTATGGTAGAACACTTGGTGTTCCATACAATGAAGAGACTAACACCTCTGTATCTAGGAAGCTTCACTCTGAAGGATTAACCAGACTTAATCGCTATACTTCTGTTGAAGATCAAGAGGCGTATTGGGCTGGTAAAACAGCTAGACACTTGTTTGGTGATGATCCAGATTCATATTATGGTCATGCTAGAGAAGCTCTTGACGCGTCTAGAAAGTTTGATACTGAATTCGTTAAAGGTACAGCAGATACTGAAGCAGAGTTTGCTAAGAAGCCTTGGCTATATAGTGATGTAATGTATCGTCATGAAGGTAGAACGCTAGACAATCAAGCAACTAATTCTTTTGGTACTGGTTGGGATTCTGGTTGGAATAACATCTATGGCTCTCTTAATGGTTTCAAAGCTGCACTTGGTGACGCTATGAACAATGAAGAGATGTATCAGAGTGGCGTACTAGGAGTTGAAGAATACGAATATAAGAACTCTTTACTTCCTACCTACGCTAATGATGTTGGATCAATTGAAAACATAAGAGATGCAGGTCGTTACATGGCAGGCATGATGGGTCAAGCCTTTCCTTATATCATTGGTATTGCAGGATCAGCTGTTGCTGGTGCTTATGTTGCTGGACCTGCTGCTGCTGGTCTAGCTGTTGGTGCATTACCTCCTGCTATGACATATGCTGGTGAAGTATATGGAAGCATGGAAGGAGAAATGGACGAGCGTAATGCTGCTACAGCTATGGCTGCTGGTATCGTTATGGGTGTATTAGATAGAGTTGGTTTGCATGGATTGCTTAATTCAAAGTCCCTACTTAAAGACGATGCAATGAAGAGGATTGCTGTTGAGCTTCAAAAGAAAGAAGGATTGACTGAAGCTGCAGCTAAGGCTAAGGTTAAGTCTGCAACCTTTAATGTTGCTAAAGAAGTATCTGATGCTGCAGGTAGGGTTGCTCACATTGAAATGAGCAAGTCTTTATTGGCCCAAGAGTTTGGTCAATCATTCTTAAAAGGTGCTGCAAGTGAGGGTGTAACTGAAGGACTTCAGGAGACTACTTCATATGCTGCTTCAGTAGCAGGATCAAAGAAAGAATGGAAAGAAGAAGACTATAAGCGAATCCTTATGAACGCTGTTACAGGTGGTGCACTACTTGGTGGTGCAATGGGCGGTGCAATAACTACTAGTCAAGGTGTTGGTTCTTTTAAATCACAACAAAGGAAGTTCTCTCAAGCTGCAGATGATGTGACTAAAGACTTCTTTGGTGAAGGTAATACTTTAGAGCAGTTAAGCTCTTGGGCTAACGACCTTAAGATGAATGCTGGTTTTAATAATCAAGAGGCTGTAAGAAGGTCTCACGAATCATACAAGAAAGGTCAAAAGGCAGACACAGTTAAAGAGAAGGGTTGGTTTAAAACTGCTGTTGAACTTCCTGGAAAGGCTGTTCAGAAAGGCGGATCTAGAATGTTAGAGAAGATTATGGACAATCCTGAGATTAGTGATTCTGTTAAGCACAAGGTTGCAATTCTAAAGGATAACTTTGCTCCTTCTAACAAGTCTCATATGGCAGGTATGGCTGTAGCTAAATACAAAACAGTATTGATGCACAGCCTCTTAAACCATGCTGATATGATGAAGTCTGAGTTTATTAGCATCTTTAATACTAAGAGAGGCGATAAGAACTATGACGCTAAGATGAAGGATTTTGAAGCTTGGCAGAAGGAAACTGATGCTAAACAATTAGATGGCCCTATGCATAAGAAGTATAGACATCTTACTGAAAAGCTTAATATCCTACATGAAAGAATCAATGACTCAACTGCGTCTCTTTGGCAGGCACATAAGAATATGGTTGGAGATTCTAGAACCCCTTTAGAGGGTTACTTCTACAAGTCTGCTGTGTTTAATCCAAATGCTGTTAGAAAGAATAAAGAGATGTTTGTCAGTACTTTAGTTAATGGTTGGACTTCTCCTAGTGTGAACGGAAAGCCTGGTGAAACTCATAAGCTTTCAAAAGCTGAGGCTCATCAATTATGGAGTGATGTTGTTAACGGCCCTGAAGGGTATGCTCATGATGCAACACAAGATCTTGGGTTTAAACATCGTAAAGCTGGAACATTAAGAAAGACTAAGCTTGCTATTAGAGATTCTCAAATAATGAACGACATGTTCTTAGAGAAGGATCACTTCGAGAAGCTTAAGTTTAACATTACATCTACGATCAATCATGATGTGGACTTAATGACACTTGGTAAAGACGGTTCAAACCTAGACAGAATGCTTCTAGATCTTGAAGAAGAGATGGGAGATCAATGGGATCCTCGTATCAATACTCTTATTAAAGACTCTGTTGCTGCAGGTAGAGGAGATTACAAGCCGATTAAGAATAAGTTCTTGTCTAAGATGCAAGGACACTTAACCTTTGTTGGTACAATCACTATGCTTGATACATCTGTTCTTGCTTCATTACCTGAAATTGGATTGTTATTACTTAACGCTCCTAAATATGGTGGTGTTCTAGGGCTTATAAGGAACGGCAGTAGGGATTTAAAGAAACATTACAAGAGATCCTTAATAGAGACAGCTCAGCATGTAAAGAGCGGTCTAGGACTAAATATGGACGAGTACACACAGAACCAGTTGGACTTCTATAACTTCGGTTATGATTCAGCTAAGCATGGTGTGATGGGACATATGGATATTGGCCAAGAGATTGAGCACATGTCTAAGTTTAAGCAGAATATGCTTCAGGTTTTCTTTACGATGAACTTACTTAAACCTTTTACTGATGGTTCACGTGTTGTTAAGTTGTCTATGGCACAAGATGCAATCGTTGATGATTTGTATATTGTTTCTAGATACTTAGATGAAGGCAGTAACTATGCAGCTGATGCTTATGAAAGATTAAGAGACTTAAATGTAGATCCTGTTAAGTTGGCAGCAGAGTACAAAGCTGCTATTGTTCTTTTAAGAGCAGATCCGTCTCTCATTAATAGAGATGCAATGTATGACAGGATTGCTAACGATAAGACTGGTGTGTTTAATCCTTTGTTAGAGCAATTAAAGATTGCTAGAATGTCTTATGTTGACAATGCTTTAGCTAATCCGAATGCGATTGATAGACCTTTATGGTATTCCAATCCTCATTTCAGATTGATGACTCAGTTCCAGGGCTTCTTATCAACCTTCACTTCTCATATCCTTCCTAGGATTTACAGACAAGTGAAGCACGGTAATCCTGAAGCTAGGTATCAGGCTGTGGCTATGGCTGCAACTATGATTATGTTCGGTATGCTTGGTCAAGATCTTAAAGATGAATGGAAATATGAAGATGGTGAAAACCCTTGGATAAAACCAAACATGGGATTTGAAAGAGCGTTGTATGCATCTGGACTACTAGGCACAACTGCTAGACTTGCAGAGATTGTTCATCCAATCTATGACTTTAAACAAGACCTCGCTGGACTTGCGACAGACATTGCTGGTCCATTTACAGGAACACTTGCAACTGGTAAGAAGATTGTAGAAAGTGTTCTCGATGGAGATGGTGCTAGAGCTGCATATTATGCTAAGAAGAATGTTTTCTTAATAGGTAGGTATCATGGGTTTAATCAAAGAGGTGGCTCGTCAGAGTCTGGTTTCTAATATAGGAGAGTTACATGGGTTACGCTAATATAAACATTGGGAATAAAACCCCAAACCCACAAAAGAATATTGATGCCGATTGGGGCAAGCAAGTCGCTGAAGATCAGAAGTTAAAGTCTGCTACTGGTGTTGTTGAAAATGCTGGGGGCTACAGCTCTGTTGAAGATGTTGTTAATATGCAGGATCTTTTAGATCAGTCTAATTATGATGTTGCTCTTGGGGTTAAAAGCCCTAGAGATGCTGCTATGGGGGTTATGCAAGAGATACCTCCTAGTCAAGGCAATAGGGCTGGCGGTGATTTATTCACTGGCCCTAATGTCGAGCATTATTCTGATATGGATCTTGTTAATCAAGGTGTTGGCCCTCAAGGTTCTGCTGCAGGCCCTTTAAGAGATGCTATTAACTATGACCTTCAAGACGAGGCTTTATCTATTGCAGGTGATCCAATTGTTTTGAAAGATCATACTGATTATTCTCAAATGGTTATCAATGAGATTGGTAATGTCGCTTCAGGCATGTCTTCTAATCAGAAGATAGGCATGGATTACATATCAAGAACTGCAGAAGAACTTAAGATGGAACCATCTACTGTTGCAGAGTATCTTAGGACTTGGGTTACAGACTTTAAGACGTTAGAAAATAACGGAATACCTGAGGCTTTCTCTGACACTGCCCTTCATGCTGTGCTTCATACATTGAAGATGCAGAAGTTATCAGAAGCTAAGAAAGAGCAGACTGGTGAAAAAGAAACTGTTGCTGAAGCTCAAGAGAAAGAGAACGCTTCTATGGCAACTCATGAATCTATTGGTGCACTTATCGAGAGTGCTTTTCAAGTTAAGAATGGAACGCCTACAACTAGAGCTCTTGGTGGAGCATTAGCTTTAAGAGCTGTTACTGACGCACTTGGCTCTGTTGATTATGGAAGAGGTCATATTGAAGATAAGAATAATGCTGGATTGTTCCAGACTAAGCTTATCAATACAACTGGAGAGAAGACTCTTTGGGTTTCTGAGTTAACCGAAGCTGGCATTAATGCTGCTGAAAGCTTATCTGCTTTAGGCGAGTCTATTATTCCTGGCATGAAGAAGGATGTAAATCCTACCCCTCAGTTAAATGTTAAGACTGGTGAGATTGCTACTGTGTCTAGAGTCCTTCAAAGGAAGGAAGATAAACGTAGGAGAGCTGGTAAGGCTGTTGACACCAACAAAGGTATTAATGCTCTTAATGGTGCTGCTCATAGGATTAACAAAGAGGTTGCTCAACTTATCTCTGATTCATTACAGAATCCAGAAGCTGTCGATGTTATCGAAGGCCCTGGATATATGAATATCAAAGGTATCGAATGGAATGGAGCTATCCATAAACGTAAAGATGATGGGAGTACTTATCGAGTAAGGTATGTGATCCAGAATGAGATCAATGGACAGCCTAATCCTAATCCAGGAAGGAAAGTTCCTAATCCGATGTATGGAAGAGACCCAAATGAGAAATCTCAATGGCTAACTGAACCAAACAACGGTGACTTCATGAAGGATTTAGTCTTTAACGAGACTCTTCAATGGGTTGCAGATCATGTTGGTGATGAGGCTTTCTATTACACACACTTCATTGGTGGTGCAAAGAGAGTTCACGTGGATCAAACGTTAGGCAACTACCAATCTAATAAATTAGCTAGAGGTTTAATTGAGTCTGCTATTCCTTATGCATATAGTCTGAAAGGTGATGGTGCGGTAGCTCTTAAAGCTGGAATTCTAAAGAAGTTTGGTCTTAATAAAGCCAAGCATGGTAGTAATAAACAGTTGGCTGCACAGTTCGATAGCATTGTTAAACCTTGGGCAACTCTTCAAGCTACATCTCCTGGTGGATTTCACCCAGAGTTAATTGAGTTAGCTGGTAAGGAAGAAGGCTGGTCTTCTTTGAGTGCTATTAATGAAGGTATTAAGCTTTTTAATGCTGAAAGAAATGGTGATTCTGAATATAGATCTGGCTTTATAACTGAGATTGATGGCACTGCTAATGGTGTTGCTATCAACTCTATGTATGCTGGTGATAGAAGATCTGCTGTTCTTACTGGAATGATTGGTTCTGATCCAGATAATGATGTCTATACAATTACCTCTAAGATGTTTAATGAGTTAGCTGCTCAGCATCAAGGCTCACTTGGCCCTAGATTTGCTAGGGTTTGGAATCAGCTTACTGCTGACAGAAGTATGGCTAAGCAGCCTTTAATGACCTTTGGTTATGGTGCTGGTAATCCAGCAATCGCTGCAGGATTTAAAGAAGAACTTTGGAAAAGGTTTGATGAAGATGCTGAGTTTAAAGAGAAAGCTATGGATATTCTAGGCGTTGATAATCATGCTGATTTGGCTACGTTTGTTAATGAGTCTGCAGATATAATGGTTAGTGCAGTTGGAACAAACTTCCCTGCATTAAAGACTTTATCTAGAGTTATTTCTGCCATTACTTCTACTGCTGTCTTGTTGGGCATCCCTCCTCATACGATTACTGATAACAATGATTTCATTGAGTTCGGTTTATCGAATAGGGTTATTGATGAGGATAAATCGTTTGCTGCTTCAGTTAGAAAAGGCAAAGGGGTTAGCTCTAAACAACGTGGACGTATAATCTCAATATCTCCAATGATGAGAGAGAACGATCCTGCTGGACTTTCTGCTGATAGGTATGGTACTTTTGATGCTAAGACTATGCACGTTTCAACACTTAAGGCTTCTAGTCAGGCTCCAGTTCTTGTTACTCATGCTATTGACTCTTTAGTTATGATGAGATCTATGGATAAGATGAAGCAGAAGTTAGGCAATAACTTCTATGCTGCTCAAATCTTTGATGGCGTTATGATGATGCCTGCTCATGCTCAAATGTTCTCTGATGCTTTGCATAGAGAGTTGATCCATATGGGCAAGAACTACTCTATTGTAAACAGTCTTTTAGAGTCTCTTTATAATCAAGATCCTGGTCGTTTCAAAGAGATGGCTCAGAGGAATGGTATGAAAGAAGGTGAAGACTTTAATGATTATGAAAAGGTAATGAAGCACGCTATTATGTCTACAAAGGAGAATGCGGAGATCGTTATTCCTGACATTCCTGTTTTTAATGTAAAGACTGGAGAGGAGACTTACCATTCTCTTCGTCAATTGGTTCCTTATCTTGAAGATCTAAGGGCTAAGTATGTTAAAAAGATGAAGATAGAGAATATGTATCAGTACGGTTGGGACTTCCCAGCGAAGAAGTAAAAGCAAAAACCCCACAGGGATCCATTACGGAACCTTGTGGGGTTTTCTTTTTTAACTTGGCTAAAATCCATCTCGGTGTATCATGTACTTAGAGGTTATGTAAGCTTTCACAATACCACTCCTTACAATATCTTCTGCTTCAAACTTGTTTTCATCGAACCAACTTCCCATGCCTCTAATGACTTCTACAAACTTACAGACATCTAAGTCTTTAGCTTTGGTAAGGTCGCTTTGAAAGAAGTCTCCACAGAATATAACCTTTGAGTCTTTACCTAGTCTTGTGACAATACTATCTGCTTCATGAGCTGTGAAGTTCTGAAACTCATCTGCGATAACAATCGTATTGTCTAAGGTAATTCCTCGTACATACGAAGTAGTTAAGAAGGTGATTAGTCCATGCTTCTTAAGTATCTCATATGCATCCCCTCTTCCAAATAGGTTTGAACAAACTTGCTTGTATGGCAGTTCGTAAACCTCTCCCTTCTCATCAAGTCCTCCAGGCAAGAAGCCCAAGTCTCTAGTTGGTACTGCACTCCTAACAATTACAATCTTGTTTATGTTTTTGTTTGTTGTTAGGTCTTGAAGTGCCTTGAACAATGCCAAGAAGGTCTTTCCTGTTCCAGGGTAGCCAACTAGTATTTGACTCTTTCCGCTGTCGTAGTTCTCAAAGAACCTTCCTTGAGCATCTGTCATTGGATTTATATCTCTAAGACTGAGGTTCAGCTTGGCTATCATGTCTGAACCTTTCTTCTTCCTCTTCATTAATACCCTCTTTGTTTCATTACAGCCTTAAGGTTTGACTCTGCCTCCTTCCTAGCTTGATTAGCAGTTCTAAAAGCTTCTGATTGGGCTAAGTCTGCTGGCACTCCTTTGTCTAGCAATGCTTGCTTCTCTGCCTTTAGGTTTTGCATTGATACTACGTCCATCATTGCGTCATTGATTTCTGGTGTTCCTTCTAGTGCTGGATCTAAATTGAATTCAGATATGTATTCTGAATCTGTGATTCCGTGCAAACTCATTATGTTGTAATCTTTCATATGTCTCCTTAGTGGTTTATTATTATCTTGGGTTTCTCTTTTTCTTTATCTTCTTCAGATAGGTAATCTATCATGGCATCAATCATGTTCTCATCGTCTTTCACATTGAATACCATTTGAAGAACTTCTGTTCTTGTTAGTTTTGCCGTGTCATCGTCAATAATTGTAAATTCAGCTTTACAAATTCTCATACTCATCTCCTTTGTTAATGCTTATCTGCCTTTTAACTTCTCTAACTTCTTCAAATGCTAAGCAACTCATGCTTTTCAATATAGAAGATAAAGTAGTTTCAGCAATCTCAACTACCTCTTGAGATAATTGTTCGCTTTCTGAGGCATTCTGAGCCCTCTCAGCCATAGTCGCTAATCCCTTATAAAGAGTACTTTGAGCCCCTGTGTCGTAATCGTACAGCTTTTCGCAATACTTCTCTAAATCTGTCATAAGAAATTCAGCTCCTTTAGATTTGCATATTTAATTTCTAAATCCTTTCTCCTTGCTTTCTCTTTTGCATAAGCTTTAACCCAAGATATTGATGAGTCCTTTTTTAGCATATGGTAAGCCTCTCTAAGAATCTGTTCACAGATTAATTCTTCGTCTCTGTTTAAGCATCTGTCCATGTAGCCATCATATGCTTTGTCTTTGTCTTGTCCTGATCGTTCTGCTAGTTCTGAATATTCTGCAGCTAATAAGCTACAGGCCTCTGTTTTCTTATCTATCCCAAAACTCATCTTCAACTTTACCTCCCCATTTAGTTAATTTATACTTAATCCTGATGAACAAGCAATAGATGCATATCTTATGCCATCTGATTGCAAGCTTACTTAGCCCTTTCAAATTGAGCCCTCATGTAAGCCCTTAGTACACCTGGATCTCTCCAAGTACCCCCTGGCAGATCCTCCATCCAACCAGCATCAAGATTAAGATCTATCTTATGCTTTAGCCTTATGAATTGACCTGCCTTTGAGTAACCTCCGTTACCTCTAGCTCTGTCTAACCCCTTCTTCTTTGCCATCAAAATCCTCATTAATTAGTTCGTTACACATTTGTATTGCTGAATCAAGATGGTGTACTGTTTCAGTATTAGATATTCCTTTCATAATATCAAGCAGGTATTTAATACCTTCAATCTTTACTTTACAGTCGTTAAACGTGTGCATATTATTCATACTCAGTTGTCTTTATTTCCAAAACTTCCTCACCATCTTCATCTATGTAGACTTTGTATTCGAGAGTGCCTTCATAATGATTGCTAAGTGCATATACAATTCCTTCATGATACATTTTCTCTCCCCATTTCCATGTCACATAACACCCTGACATTGCTACTAATATTGTTAAAAACACAGCCTCTGCTACCATTCTATCTCCTTTGGTGTGTATGTTCCTTCAATAGACACGTATTCAAATCCTAGCTCCTTCATTATTCTTAGAGTTTCAAGCCAAGCCATACATTGTTCTTCTGTTTCTACATTGTTGACTCTGCCTATTACTTTCCAACAACACTGAATTGCTTCAGTTATATTCATTTTCCTTACCAAGCTCTTCTCCTATGAGCTCAACAACATAGTAGTCTTTAATATCTTTTCCAGCATCTCCAAAGTCAACTTCAAAGCCTTTTACATGTTTGTAGTTGTCATCAAGTATCTTTCCTTTTTCCACTAAAGCGTCCATTAAGAACTTATGGCATGGAAACCAATAGTTATCTAAGTCTTTAGCTCGATTACCTTCAAAGTAGAAGGTGTAGGTTGGCCTAAGCCATTTGAATTTAGGTAGGGAGTCCACAAAGCCTTCAACAAGATCGTGATAATCTTGTTTGCATTTGTTTTGTGCTCCCCAGTGCATGCGTTTAAAGATATTCATCGACAACTTTACTACTTTGCCCTTCCTAGTGAAGGTTGGATATTCTAATACGGCATTGTATTTCATTTGACCTTCCTAATAGACCAAGCACCAGTATTGTTGTTCTTTGTTAACTGCACTTGGTTGCCTTTGTATGATCTGTCACAAAGGTCTATTAGTTTTTGACGTAATTTCTTCTGAAGCTTTGTTGCAGCGTCACCGTCTTCTTTGGCTTTCTTCCAAAGATCAGTTACCTTAACCCACGCCTCATCGCTTCTCTCAATCACGTCTTTATCTCCTGCCTCAGGTTTGCCCCTGAAGTATTTCGCCCATCCATCAAGTATCTGTTGCTGAACATTGTTATCTTGCTCTACAATCCTATGAAGTCCTGTTTTGTTTTTACGATCATAAACCCAAAAATGACATTCATCTTGACCCGATAATAACATCTGTTGCTGCATTTGTGTGACATATTGTATTGGTAGCTCTTCGTTCAACTCCATAGTCTCCCATAGAGGGGCACAGGAGCCGTTCATAGGCACTTTTATCTCCACAATAGACTTGTCTTTGCTTCGTCCATCTAATGATGCCATTAGAGACAATCCTTTGATTGTATCTGTAATGCAGCATGGGTCATATTTGCTTCCAATGAACTTCTCAAAAGACTCTCTTGCTTCGTCTTCTGTAGCTGAACCTATTCTCATAGCTTCGTTCATTGCAATTGTTATCTCGCCATTCTTAACCTTCCATAATTGCAATGGAGTCTTTGGTGTCCAAGGCGATACTTCTAATACAGCTGCTGCTTCTGATGCTGTACCGTGCTCTTTTCTCACTGCTAACCATTCCTCTGAGCCTTGAGGAAGATCTTCATCTGTATATATTTTCATTATTAGTCCTTAATTGTTATTTAAAAGTATATTACATACCCTTCATCTGTAAGCACACCATGTCCTTGTATTGACACCCTGTGTTCACCTTTCTCTACATCAACCATATTTGCTACTTGGTGTAATGTTTGGCCATCGTGTATGACCAATTCCCCTATGTTGTATTCAAAGTACTTAGCTTTAAGCTTAACTCTCCTAAACATGTCTTCGTCCATACCGCAGAAGGTCTGAAAGTAAGTTATCTCTTCGCTAAGCTTTTCATCGTCCCAGTAGTTCATGCCCGAACCATTGGCAGGGGCTTGAAGCATTAAGGTAAATGAGATAGGTCTGATATATTTGAAATCAAATTCAGCTGAGTAATCAGGGTAGTCCCTATGTACTGAACCTCCCCCGTCTACTCCAGGAGTAGGAAGATCATCAGTATTAAAGATGTGAAAGCCTGGTATGTTAAATCCAGGCATTAGCATTACCCTCTCATTGAGAGCTCCTTCAAGGCAAGGTATTAGAATCTGATACATATCTTCAAAGTTCTCTAACAGTAAGTTATTGGTAAACTCAGCGTTCTCACCATGAGCATTCTCCATGTCTAAATATGTCGAAGTACCCAGTGTATAAAACGTTGTTGGTTCGTCTATATCTTTACCATTAACTCTTATCTCATCTGTTGTCTTGTTCCTTTCTGTAAAGTGTTCTTTAAAGGTTAGCACTCTCTGTGCTAGTTCTTTACTTCCTTCTTCACTGAAACAAGGCACTCTATAAAAGATTCCCTTGCTTATCTGCTTCATATAATCATCTCCCCTTGCTTTTCATCAAATCTCTTGATGTATTCGTCAACTTTCTTAACTTCCTTTTCCTTCTCCCTTCGTTTAGCATCGCGTATTTGAAGGTGTCTGATGTAGGATTTAGTTTCAGGAGTTGGCATACAAGGTTCGTAGTGCTGCTCAGGTGGCCATTCTCCAAATCTCTCTTTGTATTTGAATGAAGCCCAGCCTTTCTTATAGTTCTTGATTTCAGCATGACCTAGTAGTTCTTCATAGAAGACCTCTCTGAAGTTTTCAGCATACTTAGCTTTCGCTTCAGCAAGCCTTGACTTCTTATCTACTAAACCAAGTTGAGAGTCTAAGTAAGCAACGTATTCAGATTTGGATACATGTGTCTTACCGCATGTTGGGCATATATTAGCCCCTGTGTATGTTCTGAAACAGCCTTCACACACAATAACAGCTTCCTCAGCTTCTCTGTCTTTCCTCTCCTTCCTGGCTCTAACTATTCCACTACTAAGATCCCATTGGTGTTCGTCATCAACAAAGCCGTTAATGTAAACAGCTCCTGAATGGTCAATCACCATAGCCCTATCCTTCCCTTTGAAAGGTCGTAAAACCCTTCCTACCATTTGGATATATAAACCTAAAGACTTAGTAGGCCTAGCAAGAACACATACTTCAGCACAAGGAGAATCGAAGCCTTCAGTAAGAACCATACAGTTGCAGATGACCATTATCTTTCCTGAGTTAAAATCATCCAAGATTTGATTCCTTTCATCGCTATCTGTAGTTCCGTCTAGATGAGCTGCAACAACTCCTATCTGTTTAAAGGATTCCATTAAGTTCATAGAATGCTTCACACCTGATGCGAATACAATTGTTTGCTTCCCTTTAGCGAAGTGCTGCCAAGTCCTAACAATGTCTCCTACCAGTTTAGGTTGATCCATTCTTTCGTTTAATGATTTAGAGTTGAAGTCTCCTCCAATTACCCCTATACCTTTCAAGTCAGGGACACTAGGCGAATAGTATTCAACATCGACTAATGAACCTTCCTTGGTTAGTTGTTTAATCCCTGGTGCTGTCACCATAGAATCGTAGATCGCTCCTAATCCTGAACCGTCTCCTCTGATTGGTGTTGCAGTTAAGCCAATTAGCAAACTGTCTTTATAGAGGTCGATTAGTTTTAGGTAAGTATTACTTAGAGACCTGTGGCATTCATCAATGAAGACTATGTCAGCTTCTGGAAGCTCCATCTTCTTCTTGGTGATTGCCCTAGCCCTTAAAGTATCTACAGAAGCAATTTGTACATCGTAAATATCGTTAGCTCTGTGGTTTGCCATGATAATGCCATGAGCGATTCCAGATTGTTCTAACTTATCCGATGCTTGTGTTATTAATTCCCTTCTGTGAGCTAAGAAGAGTACTTTCTTCTTAGATTTTGTAAAGTAGGTAACAAGGGCGGCTGCCATCACGGTCTTTCCAGATCCTGTGGCTGCCTGAAGTATTATTCTATTACTTCCCTTGTTATAGTTTTGGATAATCTTATTCAGAGTATCCTTTTGGTATTGTCTTAGCTCAAAGCTCATCTAAACGTCAAGTATATTGTTACGATTATGAAAGCTAAGAGATATAGGATTAAGAATCCTTCCACCCTTAAAACGGGATGTCTTCATCGTCAGCTTCAACTTTTACGTCTGCTAAAGCTACTTCCTTTTGTTTCTCGAATGAGAATGTTGGTGTGAACTCATCTCCACTTGTTTCAAACTCTACAAGTTCTAATACTTGTACTGCTTGTAGTTCTAATGACACGTTGTCTTTGCCATCACGACTCCAACCATGTGAAGAACACTGGATGTTACATACAGAGCCATTACCGATCAAATCAGTAAATGGATTTCCGTATGCGTCTACTACTACTACTCCCTTCTTAGGCTTTCCACCTACACCGAATGTAGTTGACTTCTTAAGTTTGACTTGGCGTAATCCATCTTCTAATACTAGATCGTTGTCCATGTCTCTCTTGAACTTAGGGAAGAAACCAGTCTTCTTATAAGCATCTGCTTGTGCGTCTGATAAGATTACTTGAAGCGTCCAGTTGTCCATACCTTCACCTTGGTATGGCTTCTCTACGTTATCGTCATTTAGTTTGGCCCATTGAACCTTTACGTTATTAAACTCATAGTTATTCTTTGACATATTGTTTTCCTTTTATTATTAGACTGTTGTTGATTCTACGTTTTCTTTTATTTCACTAAGTTGTTTAGCTATTAACTCTAAACCACCCATTTGTGAGTCTGTGTCACTTAAATCCATACACTCTCTTATAATGTCTGAAGATGTAGCGATACCTTCTAAGCTTTCAGATATATTCTCTAGATTTTTAGACACTCCATTTATTGCACTTACAATTCTACTTATTTGATCTATAAATAGTATTTCCATATGTTGTTCATTTGTCATCTTATTACTCCTTTTATTATTATTAAAATACCCCGTATAAAACATACAGGTATATTGGTTTGGTCGAGAACCTCCTAGAAGGCACATCGTGCCTTCATTTGTTATGTAGCTAAGAGCACGACTTCTTAGCTTCAACTTAGTAAGCGGAAGGTTCTCTATAAGGGTGCTATAGGAATGTTCTTAAGTATCAAGCACTTAGCTTAACAAAAGAAGTATTCCGATTCCCTTATTTTGCTCAAGTCTAAACTGCCTGTAGCAGGCTCTTGAACTTTAAACATATCATCGCAATTTACAAACTGAGCGTACATATCTGCAAACACATCGCAGTTATACATTTTGATAAAGACTTCTTTTGTTGTCTTAAGTAGCTCATCAACATCATCTGCATGTACTGAGAAGCTGTCGTGTATTGCTCCAAAAGAGGTTATATCAAGCTCTCTTAGTTTGTTTATTACTAATGACATATGGCTTGCGTCCATAGAATGAACATAGTTAGGACTAATCCCAGATGTTATTTCATGAACAGCAGGCTTGTCTGTCATTTCTCGATAGACTAGTTGGATGTGTTTCTTACATATTCTTACCGCTACTTTCCTTTTGCTTGTCATCCATCTTTGAGATGAAACTGGAAATCCGCTAGGCGTTTCCCATTCTGCCGATGTATATCCAAGCTTTTGAATCCTATGCTTTGTCAGTGCTTGTAAGTAGTTCTTAACTGCTACTGGCCCAGAGCATAGAGAGTTATATGTGTCAACAAGATCCTTTGCTAGTCTATTAGAAATAGCTCTTGTTATTCCATATTTGATTGTCATTCCAGCATCATAGCAGTCAGTGTAAATGATATTAGCAATACATCTGACTCCAGCATCGTATGCCTTTGTCATTGTGCCTCGCTTACTAATACCTTTCCTTATTAACTTCATTGGAATGTTTGAAAGTATCTTTCCTAGGTCGTTATCAACGTTTCTATTTAAGATTCCTTTAGCTACTACAATATAAAAGTCTACTGGCTTTTTCTGAGGCATTAGTCCAACCATACTTCCTGCAACTTCATCTTTGCTTATTGCAGCCAAGTGTTGCGTCCCATTAGAGGCTCCATCAATTGCTATTGGCATTTGCGTGTAGTATTCTCCATCTTCAGCTAAGAATCTAACTATCTCAAAGCATAATGATAGGAATACCCAAGGCTTTTCAGCTCCCATCCATATATCTTTAGAATCTATCGGGTCTAAAGCTATATCTAGAATCATATCTAAGTTGTTAGTTGTCCATAATTGCCTATCTTTTAGGGTCATCTTGTCAACTGATGTATCAGGTATGCCATCTATTGTTAAGTCTCTTATATAGTCTGTTTCAGTCCATTCTAATTCTTGTAACTCTTTGATAGAATAAGACTGATTGAAACTATTGGCAGCATGAACAAGTAAATGCTTATATCCTCTTGTAGTCATTAACTTCTTTTCTGCAAACATCATGTGACCTCTTGCAAGATCTGATGATTGATATGAGAAGTAAGGATCACGAGCATAAACTCTTCCTCTAAAGTCTAAGAAGCTAGATAAGTAGAACTTGTATCCTAGCCACCCAGGTGCTTTTTCGTCACCATGTATTGTATTTAAGATAAAAGAGTCTCTATTGGCTTGTGATTGCTTTCTAAGGCACAATTGTTTAGATAGCCAATGTTGATTCTCTATTTCATATACTTTTGCGCATTTCTTAAGGTCTTTAACTAGGGCTTTGTATCTTTCTCCTTGTTTCTTTATCTTCCTTAAGTTTGCTTCTACCTTTGTCATCTTAGACTCTATAACTTTTACTGTTGTAGCATTCCCTTTATGAGGCTCGAATAAGATGTCATTATGGTAAAGTTGAACACCTTTTAGATGGGAGTTAAGGTTTTTACGCTTTATATCTGAAGCTTCAAATTCTACCTCCTTCCCATCTTTTGTTTTAACCTTGATGTTTGTATCAATTAACCTTGAACGTAGCTTATTTGATACTTCAGCTATGCTAGGATTGATTTCCCATTGAACTTCTTCTAAGCTATTTACTGCATTTAAGAAAGGTTTTGGTGTTTCTTTGTCTATTTCAACATTCCCCTTAACTAGCTTATCTTTGCATCCGTTTACCATTCTTTCTTTGCCATTCCATTTAGGGAACTTTCTCATGCTTATGCCAGTTCGCTCCTTGACTAAGAACTTCACGCCAGTGAATTTATGCCCTAGTTCTAAGTGGTAAGGTTGAAGCCTTACTTTGTGTTTTATACCTTTATCTACGATTTCTTCGTAAGTTAAGTATTCTTCTCTGTGAAGGGTTAGGTATTCGTTTTCTATTAACGCTTCAACAATCAAACCGCCTAGTTGTATTGTCTTTGATTTGTGCTGATCTTCAACTCCCAATGATTTGCTTGCTATTTCTCCTATCTTTATTAATGTATTTGTAAGAAGTATTTGACCTTGATTCTTACAAAATGCATATGTTAGGTAGTTAAATGCGTCCATAATGATTGAATAGTTCCTAAAATCATCTCGTAAACATTTAGCATTTCTGTAGATTTGAACTGCTACGCTTTTGTTGTTTTTATAACTTGTTACTTTTTCCTCTATGATCCATACGACTTCCTGAATCTTATACTCCATATTATTCCCCTATATTTTTTAGTAACACGTCATTCCAGTCTTGACCCATTCTGTCTGGCAACAAAACCCAGGCATCAATTCCTTTGGATTTCAATCTCTTTGCACATATATATGCTGCAGCTTGACCAGCGTAGCTAGCATCGTGATCTGCATAGATTAACACAACCTTAACCTTTTCAGGTGGCACAAACTTTTCAAGACAACCAGAATTCATTGCTGCAAATGCAGGAAGCCCACAATCTTTGTGAGCTCCATATGCTGATTCAATTCCTTCTGCTATACATATACTTTCTTCAAAGTCAGTATGTAGTCTGATCGCCCCTCCATTGACTGTTGTCTTTGGTCGCATTATCTTTCTACAAGGTTCTATATCCGCCTTCTTTCCGTCTTTTGTGTACGTGAGATGGTACGTGATGCCATTGCCTTGCCAGTCCTGAACTAAAGAGATGAGAGTTTCGTACTCTCCTACTTTCTTCATGTCTTGATAGAAAGGAATAACGCCCATTTTTAGTCCGTCAGGGAATTCATCGAATCCTCTGCTTGCTAAGTAAGTTGGAACTGATCCGTAGCCCTGTATTGGTTCAGCTAGTTTTGCTATCCTTCTTAAGGCTGGTACTGGGTCATACGACGGGTTGTCTACTAGGTTGTTTTTGGTTATGCCTAAGACTGACTTAACTTGCTTAGTTGCATCAACAAAGCTCCAGCCATGATATTGTTGCAAGAGTTTCCAACCATTCCCATTTCCACAACTAGTGCAGATATATAATCCTGCGTTTTCATAGTCTGTGAATCTGAATCTGTCTTTGCCTCCGCACATAGGGCATGGCCCATGTTTTCCAGTCAAGAATTCTTCTGGAATGCCTAGTTCTAATAGGGTACTAGGCCATTTCCCAATGACCTCTTTGGTTACGTCTGCTCGCATGTTTACTCCTCAATTGTGGTTTATTTTAGCACCATTATCTGCATTGGTATAACTCTTCTAAGCATTGATCTATACCTATGCTGTCAGTAAAGTATGGGTAGCTTGCTTTGGTTCCCCACCAAGCACCTTCAACTGTTCCAGATCTTGTATCAATCCAGATGTTAGGCCCACCAAATCCTACTAGGACTTCTGCTCCTTTGTAGGTCATGTCTGAGTTAATGATGTATGTAATATCTAGAGCGTCTTTGATATAGTCAAAACCTCCAACCATATCTCCTAGTTCGTACTGCTCATCGTCATTCCATTCTTCAATGTTTTCTTTGTTGATCTCAATGCCTTCTTCAATTTCTAAGGCGATTCTTTTTACTGAGCTTTCCAGCATCTGCTTTGTATCATCTTTCATATTATTACTCCATTATGTATAATGGCTCTAAGTGAGCCGTCCTGTTCTATTTCCCTTTGAACACACTCCTCAAGTGCTCGGTTCAC